AAGGGCGATAAGGAGAAAGAACCGGACACACAAAGAGTGCCTGAAAAAGATCCGGAAAGAAGCGGAAAAAAGAGTGAAAGTAAGAAGTGGGTCACAAATGGTGGCAATGCCGGATCTGGAAGTATTTGCCATGGCAGAAGAATACTATCTGGAGGCGGAGAAATGAGACGAGGAGAGTTATTAAAGCTTCCAGAGTTAAAAGTAACGGAAACTATGCGAAAGACAGTCAGGGAAGATCAAGGGAATCAGGTACTAAGATGTGGAAGAGCACCTGTCTGGAGTGCAACATATTATTGGTTTTATCGAGCAAAGAGGACAGGAACTGTTCTGGAGATTGCCATATTTACAAGAGATATGATTCAGGATGATATAACGCATCCGAAATACCGGGTATTCCTTTTGGAAGAAAACAAGTACTACACTTACGACAATCTGTGTGAGAAGTGGAGAACTGCAAAAATAGATAACTTAAGTTACATGGAGGGGTGGGGAGAGATACAAAAAGGATACTGGTACAGTGATCATAAAGTATGGATACGAGAAGAGGACCGAAAACGGATCACAGAATTTTGTCACAACGGGAAGGAAGAGCCACGTGCAGCAATCGCAAGATGGCAAAGCTATAGTAAAGACAGAAAAGAGATTGATGAAATTGATTCCGCGATGGCACTGGTGCCGGAACTGCCAAAAGATTTTGATGAGTTTGTAGACCGGGAAGTCCTTCCCCAGTATTTGTTTTATGATGCCGGAAGAAAGGTAACAAAAGGGTATTGCACACATTGTGGAAGAGAAGTAAAAATCAGGAATCCACACTATGGAGACGAGGGCGAATGTCCATCATGCAGACATCCCATTACCTACCGAAGTCGAAAGAAAGGCGGAAATGTTCATGTGAGAGGATACGCAGGACTCCTGCAGAAAACAAAAGAGGGATATGTATACCGATATTTTGAGTGTTATCGGAAATTCAGGAATGGACAAAAGGGAGATGGCGGGTACTGGGAGCTGATACGGATCACGTATGACCGGAATTTAAAAAAGATTCATGAATTTGAATATGAGCAGTATAAGCAGACAGACTGGGTTCGATGGTGTTACAGGGTGGGCCGGTATTATGCGAAAGTGGTAGAAAATGAAGCGTTCCTATATAACCGGAATCTCAAACAGATCTTAAAAGGAACACCGTTTCAGTATTCTGCAATGGAATATTTTGTGAAACATGGGAAATATCGGGAAAAAATGTATTTGGATCAATATCTGGAGGAATACCGGTATATGCCTGGAATCGAACAGCTGGTAAAGTGTGGGTTTTACAGAATTGTCAAAGAAAAAATGCAGGGGTACAACACAGGAAACTTAAAGAAGAAAGAGAGGTCTTGTAAAAAGATACTGGGGCTAAACGGGGAATACTACCAGCTGTTGGCTGGAAAGAATCCAAGCACAAGGGAATACAACACCACTTATAAAATGCAGGAAAAGGGATTGCATCCAACATGGCAGCAGGTTCAGTTTTTTGCAAGGCTTCCGAGGAATTTCACCAGGTATATCCGGTATACCACCATTCACAAGATGGAACGGTACATCAAAGAAGTGTTAGGAGAAGATGAGAGACAAGCCGTGGATTATCACGATTATCTGAAGATGGCAGAGGAGTTGGGATACAACATGAGAGAGCCGTGGATCTTATTCCCGAAGAATTTAGAGCAGCGTCATGAAGAGTTGATTGAAGAGAGCAGAGAACGAGAAATAAAAGCCAAAGAGGATTTGGACAATAAAAAAGACAAAAAGTACGAGCAATACAGAAAGAGGGACAGTTATCTGGAAATGGAAACAGAACAATTTGTGTTGAGACTTCCGAAACGGATCCATGAAATCAGGCAGGAGGGAAATGCCATGCATCATTGTGTCGCCACGTACATTGACCGGGTGGCCAAAGGCGAGACAACGATCCTGTTCCTGCGAAAGAAACAGGATCCGGAGACACCGTTTTACACCATGGAGGTAAACAATAGGGTGATGATCCAGTGTCGGGCAAAATATAACGGACCTATGACAGAGGAAGTCAAAGAATTTGTTGAGTTATTCAAAAGAAAGAAGCTGAAATGTACAGAAAGGAAAGCTGGATAGATGGAAGAATTACAGACAATCAGTACACTGCAGGGGGTAGAAATTGCATTACGAAAAGAACTGGAACATATCGCAGAGGGATACATTAAAGTCGGATATCTCCTAAAAAAGACCAGAGACGCAGAGTTTTATAAAGAGAAGGGGTATGCGGATGTGTTTGAGTTTGCAAAGGAAACCTTCAATATCAGCAGGACGTGGGCAATTCGGTTCATGCAGATCAATGATACATACAGTATTGATGGGAACAGCCCGGAAATTCAGGAGAAATACCGGGGATATGGCAGCAGTAAGCTGTCTGAAATGCTGGCGCTGCCGGAAGAAGTCCGGGAAGTGGTACCAAGAGATGCAACGGTGCGGGAAATCCGGGAGGTAAAAGAAGTCATCCGGGAAACAGAAGATCGTTATTCACCGCAGATGAGCCTGTGCGACATCGCACCAGAAGAACATCAGGGAAGCTGGACGGAAACATTGGTGTATGAATTTTTCAAAGGAGAAGGAAAAGGCTGCTTTGAGAAAATGCATAAATGGATATGGGAAGACGAGCCAAAAGAGGAAAGTGTGATCAACAGGGAGATCATGGGAATTGTAGCTCCAACAAAATTCCGGATGTTTCGGATGCAATTTGCAAATGCGCTCTTCAGTGAATTTCAGATTCGGATCATGCCATACAATGGCAGGGGAGAACCGGAAGAGATCAGCTATCTGGAGTTGGCCAAAACATTTGAACAGACTTTTTATCCGGAAGGCAGGAAGCTGTCTGATTCAGAAGCCTATGAAAGAGTTTATCAGGTGCCGCTGAGAGAAAAGAAAGAGAGGGAAGTCTTAAAGACGGAACCATTAAAGAAAAAGGCAGAACCTGCAAAAGCACAGGAAATTTTGGAAGAGCCAAAAGAAACAGAAGAACAGATTCCGGGACAGATGGAAGTGGAAGATTATCCGGAACTGATACCGGATGCTCCGGTTATGAATCTTCCGGAAGAAGAAAAACAGGTACATGAGATCACAGAAGAGGTGGTTCAGGAAGGGGAAGTCATAGAAGACATCTTAAAATCCGGGAATCCGGATAAAATCATCCAGCTTCTGAAGAAAGAATTTGCCTGGCCAAAAGGCGGATGGGACAACTGGAAAAAGAAAGTGATTACTTTATGAGTATTGATTATAGTGATATGGCGTTTCCTAAGCCGAAAAAGAAGAAAAAGAGAATCAGCCATCCGAAAAGCATTTTGAACACAGAAAAGGGCGTGTGCTATCTCTGTGCCAATCTGTATGGAGACTATCGGCAGCAGTATACGGAGGAACACCATGTATTGTTTGGATCCGGGATGAGAATTCTATCGGAAGCCGAGGGATTGAAAGTGTATTTGTGTGAACCGCACCATAAAAGTGGGAAAGAAGCTGTACATAATTGCAGAAAGACAAGAGAACTGCTTTGCGAGATCGCACAGAGGGAATATGAAAAGTCACACACACGGAAAGACTGGATGAAGATCAGCAAGAAAAATTATCTGGATCAGCAGGAGTTGATGAAAGAACCGCAAAATGAAAAGCAGAAAGAAGGACATCCAGGATTCCAATTTTTATAGCATCTCCGGCCAAGTGCCGTGAAGATACAACAGCAGGTACGTCACAAAACCTGTCGTAAGCCATTACATTATCTCCCAGATAACTCTGGGAGAGGAAAGGAGCATCATGTTTATTAAGACGAGCATATTTAAGAGAATATTGAAGGATGCATGGAAAGGTGCAGGACTCACTGTAGGGAAGAAAGAGGAAATGTACTTCATACAGGGAGCCTATTGGATATTATTTGTATACGAGAAGGACTTTACAAGCAAGAATAAGGCAGCAGTCATTGAACTCGTAGGGGATCTTCCGGAAGAGGGCGAAGTATACAGAGCCTATGAAAAAGGAGAAAAGCAGTATGAGCTAAAAGTAAGGGATGAGTGGGAATACAAGAAATGGTTATCAGCCAGAGACCGGTATGAGGATACAGAAATCAAATACAGGGGAATGGCAGTGTTACAGAATGTAGAGACAAAAGAGATGAGTTACATACCAGATCAAATTCTGGAATTGGTAAGCCTATCCGAAACAGGTGAGTATGAAGACTTTCCGACAGGACCTATGGGAATGGGATATTTCGTCCTGTGGGTAAATGAGACTGGAATGTTATTGACTGTAAAAACACCGGCAAATGAAGATAACATGGATGGAAGAATCTTGAAAGCGCTGAGCGGGCTGGAAATGGAGTAATATGGCAGAAAAATATAAGAAAGTATATGCAGTAGATTTTGACGGAACGCTTTGCAGAGGAACAAGATTTCCTAAAATAGGAACACCGAATTTCTATTTGTTTGAATTTTTAAAGGAGAAACAAAAGGAAGGGGATATTATTATTCTGTGGACGTGCAGAGAGAAAAAATTGCTGGAAGAAGCAGTCGAATTTTGCGAAAAATTTGGTCTGAGATTTGATTATATCAATGAAAACACGAAAGAGAATATCGAGAAATATGGAAATAACACAAGAAAAGTATTTGCGCATTATTATATCGATGATAAAAATATGACAATAAATGATCTGAAGGTGAAGGAAGAAGGTCTGGATCCGGTTATTTGGGAGAGAGCCTGTCGAATATCGGCAGAGTACATGGTATAGGAGAAAAAAGATGGAAAACAACACAGTAAAGATCACAGGAAAAATTATGGAAACACCAGAGTATTTATTGACTTCACCAGACAGAAGAAAGATCTATAAATCAACTATAGAAGTCATGCGGACAAGTGGAAACATGGATGTCATACCGATTCAGGTGCCGGAACAGATAGTGCAGGAGATTCGGGATAATGTAGGAGGGAGAATTACAATCTTTGGAGAATACAGATCTTACAATGAAAAGGATGGAGAAAGAAATCATTTGAAATTGTATGTATTTGTAAAAGGAATCAGCGAAGCTAGTGAAGCGGATCAAAACAGAATTGATCTGATTGGATATATCTGTAAACAGCCGCTCTATCGAGAGACACCACTCGGAAAAGAAATCACGGATATTTTAATTGCAGTAAACAGGAAACACAGAAAAAGTGATTATCTCCCGGCAATTTGCTGGTATTCGAACGCAAGGCTGGCAGCAGAGCTTCCAGTCGGAACAAAAGTGAGAACCATGGGAATGATACAGAGTAGGATTTATGTAAAAGGCGACAGCGAGAGAACAGCTTATGAAGTCTCAATAAGAGAAATGGAAGTGATTGAGTAGTGGAAGGTTACGAGAAATACGCATCCAGGATACAGGAACTTTTATTTGATGGGATGGATGTGCATGAGGTGTGGGTGTACATGAAAGTTATGTTCCAGATTGAGAAAAATGAGATTTGTTTTCGGGCATATCTGGAGAGATCTGGGTTGATCCGGTTTGCCGGAGCGGGCAGCAGGAAGCAAGTAAAGGTACCAGATTTGTTGGAGACACGAAAAAAGATAGAGAAAAACAGAAGAAATATATCGAAGCCCTGTCAGTATCCGGATTGTTTCCGTTGCACATACCAAGACTGCACATGCAATGAAGGGCTTACAAAGAAAGTGAATGAAGATCTGGTTCGGGAATTGGGAAAGAGAGAGTGAAGAGTGATGATCATAATAATTAGTATATTGCTATATTGCACTATGGGAATTGGAACGGTATGTGCAATGAAAGGGGAAATCTGTCAGGATGCGCGATTAGAAAAGAAAGATTATATTGCTGCGATATTGTTTCCAGTGCTGCTGTATGTGATAGGAATTGACTGGATTGCAAGAAAAATAGTGAGGTAACATAAAAATGAGACGGTCATTAAGACATAGAAGAACGGAAAAAGAGATAAAACGTGATCAGGAAGATCATTTTGCGGATCTGGCTGAACATGAACCATCGGAACATGCGAAAAAGTGGATGAAGAAAAAAGCGTATGACGCCTATACAGTGAAAGATTGTTTGAAAAAATGGGGAGTCAACACAAAAAGGAGTATTACCTGTGGACAAGAAGATACTGATTGAGTATGCGGACATGAAAGAAGAGATAAAAGACCTGAGACGCAGAATCGCAGAAGACAAAAAGAAAATTGAACAGCTGAATAAAATAACGGTGCAAGATTCTGTTGCATGTGGAAAGAAAGGCAACAAACCATTGCGGACGGTAAAAATAACAGGCTTGCCGAATAAGGAGCTGGGAAGACGAAAATATTTGCTGGAAAACAGGATTGCAAAGCTTCAGATGTTGGAAACAGATTTGCTGGAAAAACAGATACAGGTAGAGGAGTATATAGAAAAAATAGAAAAAAGCCGTTTAAGAACAATGTTCAGGTTATATTACATAGATAATTTAACCTGGGAAATGGTAGCAATGCAAATGAACTATATGTTCCCAAAGAAAAAAATCCCGTTTACAAAAGACAGTTGCAGGATGATGCATGACAGATATCTTGAAAAAGTTTCATAAATGTTCGCCACTGTTCGCTTCAAAGGTGATAATATGGTATAAAGCCGAAAGGAACAAGCTGGACGGCTAAGGTGTTTTTAGTTTTCCTCCTAAAGACAACCAGTAAAACCACACACAAATTACAAAAGGGCGTCTTGCATGAAAATGCAGGGCGTTTTTTGTATAAATGTTGATCGGACATAGCTCAGTCGGTTAGAGCAGCAGCCTTATAAGCTGTGTGTCATGGGTTCAATTCCCGTTGTCCGGATTGTGGACTACCGCAAGTTTCCTCCTTGTGTTATAGAATCCAGTAAAGTTGCCAGGTTACGTATTTCAATTTTGTGGTAGCCATATAAATTTTAAAAACCCCTGAAAAAAAGTATTGACATACGTATACGTATGTGATATTATATAGTTGTAAGGAGGTGAGATACAAATGAGCAAAAAGAAACAAAAGAAAAAGTCCAAAATCGATATAAAGACATTGGCGGTCAGTGCGATTCTGGACTTATTCGTTGGAATCCTTTTAATGATTCTCGACAAGCTATTTAATTAGCTAAGAGGGGCGAAAGCCCTTCTTCAAAATAAATATAACATGAAAGCTCATTTGTGTAAAGGATGTTGTGGAAGTTAGGAATATTCTTCATTGCTATAGGAATAGCAAAGCTGGTTTATTGCCTCATAAAGAAAGTGAGGGATGAGCATGCTCGGTAATGAAGAAAAGAAACAGAGACCACAAGATAAGTGGGATGAGAAAGCAGGGTTAGTTCCAAAAACATATAAGATCAACAAGAAAGTAGCAGAAGAGTTCAAGGAAGCCTGCAAGGAATCTGGTGTTGCGATGGGAACACAGCTTACAAAGCTGATGAAGCAGTTTGTGGAAGAAGTAAATAACAGATAGCATCAGAGAACATTTGTATATTGATGGATGTAGTACCAAGACAATGGAAGGAGTGGAAGAAATGCCGACAGGTAGTCCAAAACCTCAAACGATTGCATCGGAGAAGTATCAAAAGAAAGCAGGATGGATGACAAAGGGTTTCAAGATAAAGCGAGAATTAGCAGATGAATTTGCAGAAGCATGTGAAACTGCAGGAGTCAGTCAAGCTTCAAAGATAAGCGAACTTATGAAAGCATTCATAGAAGAAGTAAATAATGGAAAATAGTAGAGAGCATCTGGCGAAAGCCGGGTGCTTTTCTGCGTCCTGAGCAAAGACGATAAAAGGCTCTGGGCAAAAGCCTACACTGTGCGACATCGCACAAATATAGCAGGATAGAGCAGTGGAAGCTCGTCAGTCTCCTTAGCTGAAGGTCGAAGGTTCGATTCCTTCTCCTGCAATTGAGGTGATTATATGACAGAACATGAGATTGAATTTGTAAAGAAATGTATAAGAGAAAATATTCACAGATTCTATACATGGGGCAAGTGGAAAGCATTGAGAGAACAAGTGTTAAAGCTTGATAAATATGAATGCCAGTTATGTAAGAAACGTGGAAAGTATACTAAGGCAACGACGGTTCATCACGTGAATTATGTAAAGAAGCATCCAGACAAAGCATTGGAAATCTGGTACAGCTTCAGAGGTGAGAAGCGGAGAAATCTAATCAGTCTGTGTCATGATTGTCATGAAGAGGTTCATGGATATCGAAAGCAAAAGAAAAAAGAACCGCTGACAGAGGAAAAATGGTAAAGAAGAATCAAATTGTCAGGATACCCCCGGTCGAAAAAAATCGGGTTTTAATTTGCCACGTAGAGACCGGTGGGTGCTCCCGACAAAAGAAATTTCTCGTGCGCGCGTGACGGAGGGGGTGGTATAAGGGCGAGAAAAACAAGAAAAGAATTATTGCGAGTGGAAATTAAAGAGGACCTTCTTGATCAGCTGGCCCGGAATGGAACCACAGGGAAATATTACATCGACTTGGTCGATAAATATATGGACTTCTGGGACCTGGAGAACGAACTGATCGCAGACATTAAAAAGAGAGGCGCTATCGTTGAATATAATAATGGAGGAGGTCAAAAAGGGCAAAAGAAAAATGACTCGATAGATCAAAGAATTAAGGTCAATGCTCAAATGCTTAAAATACTGGACAGCCTAGGAATTAAGCCGGTTGGCGATGATTCGGGAGATGATGAAGATGAGCTGTAACATACATCCATATATTCAGGAATGGATTGATATAGTTGAGAAAAAAATCTATGCAGTATGCGAAGAGCAGGAGCTGCTTGTCGCGCATGTAAAATGGTGTTTTGAGCATGAAGATATTTATATAGATTGTGATCAGTTGGAGAAATATATCGGGATGTCAAAATACTTCCCGTTTGAAGAAATATTTCCCTGGCAGAAGTTTGTGATCGGACTGCACGATTGCACATATTGGAGAGAATCCGGGCTTCCAAGATGGCCGGATTTATTCTGCATGTTGGGGAGAGGAGCGGGAAAAGATGGTACAATTGCGCTCGAATCAGTGTGTTTAATGTCCCCGCATAATGGAATCAGAGAGTACGATGTAGATATCTGCGCCAATAATGAGGACCAGGCAATGCGTCCAGTCCATGACGTGATAAACGCATTTGAACGACCGTCTGTGATAAAGAAATTAAAGAAATTCTTCCGATGGACGAAAGAACAGGTTTTATGCTTGAAAACAAAGTCTATTATGAAGGGAAGAACAAACAGTCCGAAAGGAAAAGACGGTCTTCGTTCTGGAATCTGTATTTTTAATGAGATCCATCAATATGAAGACTATAAGAATATAAACGTCTTTACGACAGGACTTGGTAAGAAGAAACATCCAAGACGTTCTTACTACACGACAAATGGTGATGTGCGGGAAGGACCGCTGGATGATCTGCTGGAAACTTCCGAACAGATCTTACGGGGCGGCGAACCGGATAATGGGTTATTACCATTTATCTGTAAACTGAATAAAAAGGAAGATGTGGATCAGGAAGAAAACTGGCCAATGGCAAATCCATCGTTGCCATATCTGCCAAGTCTTATGGAAGAGATCAGGAAAGAATACAGGGAATGGAAGAAAAATCCGAGAAGACTTCCGGCATTTATGACAAAACGAATGAATATTCCGGAAAATGCGGAAGAAATGAGTGTAACGGAGTGGGACAATATCAAAGCGACCAACATCTTACTGCCGGATCTGGCAAGATGGAGCTGTGTTTGTGGAATTGATTATACAAAATTAACAGATTGGGCTTCCGTAGATCTTCATTTCCGAGATGGAGATGAACGGTTTGACATCAGCCATTCATGGATGTGCCTAAATTCGAAAGACATTCCGAGGATCAAGGCTCCATGGAAAGAGTGGGCGGATTCCGGAAGATTGACGCTTGTAGATGACATGGAAATACATCCGTCATTGCTTACAAATTATATACAGGAAGCAAAACGCACCTACAATATCAAAGCTTTGGCCTTGGATGATTTTCGTTTCGCATTGATCGGGAAATATCTGCAGGAAATAGGTTTTGATATGAAAGTAAATAAGAATCTGAAGCTGATCCGGCCATCAGACATTATGAAAGTGGCACCTCTGATTGATAGCTGCTTTGTAAATAAATGGTTACGGTGGGGAGATGCTCCAGAATTAAGGTGGGCCACCAATAATGCAAAACTAATCAGGCATGGAAGAAAACCAGGAAAAGAGGATGATGCCGATATGGGAAATTATGTATATGGAAAAATAGAAGGAAAAAGCAGAAAAACAGACCCATTTATGGCATTTGTAGCGGCGATGACTGTGGAAAACGTGCTGCCGCAGAAACGGGCAAAACCAACACCGAAAATACAGGTTTATAGTTATTAAGGGGGGGTGAATGTAGGAAATTAAGCATTAAAGACTGGTTGATCAAAAAACTTGGAGGCAGCAGTACCACAAGGATTACAGTGGATGACATTATGAAAGATAAAGATGTGCAGAGTGCTATGTACGAAGTGTATCTGAGAGAGCTGGCTTTCTGGACTTGTGTCAATAAAATTGCAAATGCCATCAGCAAATGTGAATTTAAAACGTATATCAAGAAGAAAGAAGTAAAAGGACAGGAGTATTATCTTTGGAATTACGAACCAAATCAGAATCAGAATGCAACATCATTCATGAATAAGCTGATTGGCAAGCTGTACCGGAACAATGAATGCCTTGTGGTAGAAGTAAACAATCACATTTATGTGGCAGACAGTTACAGCAAAGAGGTGCTGGCATTGAAGGAGTACAGATTCAGCGGGATCACATTTGACGGTTACGAATTGTCTGAAACACGGGAAATGTCGGAAGTCATGTTTTTCGAATTAAATTCAGAAAATATGAGGAATCTCACAAATGGGATGTATGAAACGTATTCAAAATTACTGATATATGCGCAGGATGCCTATAAAAAATCAAGAGGAAAAAAAGGAATCCTGAATATTGGAGCAATTGCACAGGAAAGTGAGAATTTCGATGAAACATTCCAGGAGTTGATGAGCACGCATTTTAAGAACTTCTTTGAAAGCGACAGTGCGGTGTTGCCATTGTTTGACGGATACGAATATCAGGATATTTCAGAAAGCGGAAAGACTTATTCTACAGAATCAACACGAGATATCAAGTCTCTGGCTGATGACATCTTTGAATTTACAGCAAGAGCATTTTCTTTCCCACCGAGTCTGGCCAAAGGAGATGTACAGGATACAGGGAAAGCGATTGATGAACTTCTGACCTTTGTGATAGATCCGCTCATTAAGATGCTGCAGCAGGAGATCAACCGAAAGAGAAATGGATACACAGGATTTAAAGCTGGAAATTATGTGAAGATAGAGACTCTGGCAGTCAAGCATATTGATATTTTTGATATTGCAACTCCAGTAGACAAGCTGATCTCAAGCGGAGCATTTACGATCAATGATATTTTGGAAGTGCTCGGAAAACCGAGAATTGAAGAAGACTGGGCAAACCAGCACTTTATGACGAAAAATTATAGTAAGATTCAAGACCTGCTTGCAGGATTGGATATAGAAACCACAGAGTGAAAGGGGTGAGACAAGGAAAAACATAACAAACTGGAGAATGCAGCCTGTTCAGGCAGAGAACAAAACACTTCTGTACATTTATGATGATGTGACAGAATATGGAGAATTTGACTGGAACGCATGGGAATATAAGGACTCGGAGACTTCTGCAAAATATTTTGCAGAGAAACTGAGTGAAATTCCAGAAGGACAGACAATTGAGCTGCATATAAACTCAAATGGCGGATCCGTAAAAGAGGGCGTTGCTATTTACAATTTACTGAAGCAAAAACAAAACCAGAAAGTCGGGATTGTGGATGGCGTAGCACACAGTGTTGCGTTTTTGATTCTACAGGCGTGTGACACAAGAAAAATGTGTTTAGGTACAACGGCACTGATACACAATATGTGGATGTATTGCTCAGGCAATGCAACACAACTGAGAAAATATGCAGATGATCTGGATGACATGATGGAAGCAAACCGGCAAGTTTTTCTAGAAAGGGCGAAGATTGAGGAAAGTGAGTTGATTGAGTTAATGGAAAATGAGACTTACCTCACTCCGGAAAAGGCGCTGGAATATGGACTCATTGATGAGATCATGGGAAAGACAGCAGAACCGATCAATACAGAAGAGATTCTGGAGAAGCTGTCCGATATGCAAAGACAGTTAAACAGTCAGGAGAGCTTCCGGCAGCAGATTGCAGCAATGCAGAAACCACAGGAAGACAAGAAACCAAGAAAAAACAATGTATTAAATCTTTTTAGAGGAGGCATGATTTAAGGAAAAATTTAGACGTATTAGAAATGGAAAAAACAGCAATCGTACAGAAGATGAATGAGGCAATCACAGCCGGAGATGCAGAGCAGTTCCAGGCAGCGTTTGTGGAGCTGTGCGATAAGATTCAGGAAAGTGTCATCGAACAGGCACGGGGAATCGTAGAAGAAGCAGATCAGAGAATTCTGTCTGAGCGTGGCGTAAGACAGCTGACATCCAAAGAAAAAGAATATTATCAGAAACTGGCGGAAGCCATGAAAGCACCGAATCCGAAACAGGCGGTAGAAAATCTGGATGTGGTAATGCCATATACCGTAATTGACAAAGTATTTGAAGATTTGAAAACAGATCATCCGCTGTTGTCCAAAATCCAGTTTACATCTGTAACAGGGTTGACACGAATGATGATGAATACGAATGGATATCAGAAAGCAGCATGGGGAAAACTTTGCGCAGAGATCATCCAGGAGCTGACATCCGGATTTAAAGAGGTAGATGTGACACTGAGCAAACTGTCCGCATTTCTTCCGGTGTGCAAAGCAATGTTGGATCTGGGGCCAGAATGGTTGGATGCTTATGTGAGACAGGTTCTGTATGAAGCGCTTGCAAATGGATTGGAAGACGGTATCATCAATGGAACTGGAAAAGACATGCCAATCGGTATGACAAAACAGGTGGGAGACTCTGTTACGATCAAGGGTGGAGTATATCCAGATAAAAAAGCAGTAAAGGTTACAAAGTTTAATGATGTGCAGCTTGGAAAACTGGCTGCTGTTCTGGCAATCAATGAAAAAGGACAGGCAAGAACCGTAGACACACTGATTCTGGTGGTAAATCCGTCAGATTATTTCAGCAAAGTCCTTTCGGCAACACAGAGACCAGCGCCGGGCGGTGGATATGTAAGCACACTGCCATTCCCGATCGATGTGATCCAGTCTCCGGCGGTAGGAGTCGGAAAGGCTGTATTTGGTATGGCGAAGCTTTACTTCATGGGAGCTGGAATCGAAAACAACGGAAGAATCCTGTATTCAGATGATTACAGATTCCTGGAAGATGAAAGGGTTTACCTGATCAAAACGTATGGTCATGGATTTGCAGTAGATGATAATGCCTTCATGCTTTTGGATATCAGTGATCTGCGGCCAGCACATTATGAAGTGGAAGTTGTTCCAAGTGTAGAAAATGTGGAAAATGCAAATCTTGCAGATTTCAAGGTAGGGGGACATACACTGACACCGGAGTTCGCAGAAGGAACATTAACATACACTTTGACAACAACGGATGCATCAAATACGGTGCAGGCGGTAATTGCAGACAGTACTGCAGAACTGGAATTGACATACAATGATAAACCGATTGCAAACGGCAGCAGAGTTACATGGGCTTCTGGGGCTGGAAATGTTGTGAAAGCAAAAGTGACAGACGGAAAGACAACCAAGACATATCAGGTGACGGTAACGAAGAATGAGGGATAATCATGAGTGATCTTTTAGAAGACGTGAGCAATTTCCTGGACATTACATGGGATATGGATATCAGAGAGCGTAAAAAGCTCTCTGGTATTGTAGAAAGAGGGAAAAAGTATCTTGAGGGGAAAATCGGACAATGCGATTTTGAAAGCGAAACACAGGAAAAAGATCTGCTGTTAAATTATTGTATGTATGCAAGAGCCGGTCAGGTGGACGAGTTTATAAAAAACTATAAATCGGAAATCATATCCCTGCAGATGCGCAGTTTTCAGAGGAAAGCAGGTGGTTGCGATGCCAAGACGTAAAGATACAAAATTTGTCACATTTAATGACGGAATGTTGGATATCTGCAGCGTGAAAGGGCGAAAAATTGTAGAAACAAAGCATTGTGGAATCCGGTTTGGGTTTCGGACAGTAGGAATCAAACGGTTTTATGAGGCAAAGGTATTATCCAATCAGATTGACGAAGTAGTTGCAATTTTGCCGGTAGAAGACATTTCTACGATGGACATCTGCATAATCAGAGAAAAGCAGTACAAGATCATACAGATCCAGAATAAATACGATGAAACGCCACCCTGTTTATTGCTTTCTCTGGAAAGGGTAGTAACGACTTATGAGGATGTGAGAGACAATGCAGAAAATTAATATTGATCAGTTAGCAATCGAAGTCATGCAGGAGTTAGATGCGTATCGTGAGGATGTACAGGAAGCCGTGGAAAAGGCAGTGAAAGAGACGGCGAAGCAGACAGCTGCGGAATTACGTTCCATATCACCGGAAGGAGATACCGGTGAATATGCAAAGCACTGGAGCTATAAACGAGACAAAAATTTGAGTGGAAGGCACCGCTATGATATGGTGGTATATTCCAAAAAGCCGGAATACCGAATTACACATTTGCTGGAAAAAGGACACGCAAAGAGGAATGGTGGAAGAGTGGACGGGATCCCGCATATCAAAATTGCAGAAAAGCACGCAAAGGAAATTTTACAGGAAAGGATAGAACGATATTTATGACAAGGGAGAGGATAGAAGCAATTCTGGATGTACTGGAAATTGAATATCGGTATCATCATTTCGAAGAATGTGAGGCGGTGAATCCTCCTTTTATTTGCTGGTTGATTCCGGAAACGAGAAATTTTTCCGCAGATGGGAAGGTATATTTTAAATCAGACAAAGTTGATATTGAACTGTACACAGATGAAAAGGACTTTGAACTGGAAGAACGTGTAGAAGCGGCACTTGATGCAGCAGATCTCTTCTGGCAGAAAAGTGAACAGTATATTAAATCAGAAAATATGTATGAAGTATTATATGAAGTGGAGGGCTAAGTAAGGAAAGAAAGACAGGCAACAAAAAAGGATAAAGTTAAATTCAATATCCATAATGCGCATGTTGCGCTTTTGCAGGAAAGTGATACGGGAGAAATTACATTTGATACACCGTTTGCGGTACCTGGCTCCGTATCGCTTTCACTGGAAGCACAGGGAGAACTGACACCGTTTTATGCGGATGGAATCAAGTATTATGTTTCTTCTTCCAATAGCGGATATGAGGGAGACTGGGAAATGGCGCTGATCACGGATGAGTTCCGGGAAAAGATTTTGAGCGAATACATTGACAAGAACAAAGTCATGCTGGAGGAAGCGACTGCAAAAGTAAAACGGTTTGCGCTGGGATTTGAAATTGACGGAGATGTGAGGGGAACACGGTTCTGGTTCTATTGCTGTACCTCTACACGTCCTACAACAGAATCCAGCACAACAGAGGACACGATTGAACCTACAACTGACACTGTCACAGTTTCTGCATCCGCTGTACAGCTTGGAACAGCTAAGAAAATGGCAGTTCGGGCAAAGACAACAGCAGATACAACAGATGACTTATACGAAAAATGGTTTGATAAGGTGTACATTCCAGATCAGGAAGTTGCAGCATAAAAGGAGAACAGGATGAGAAAGACGATCACAATCAATGGAACAGAATATAAATTCAAAAGTTCTGCCGCAATCCCCCGGATTTATCGACTGAAATTTGGGAGAGATATTTTTGTAGATATGCAGAAAATTGAAAAGCAGATCAAGATCCAGGAAAAACTCAAAGACGAGATGCAGAAAAAATGCGCAAAAGAAGGTACAGAATTTGATGAAAGTAAGTTTGAAAGCGGAATCCCGATCGAATCACTGGAAATGTTTGAAAACATTGCATTTCTGATGCATAAACATGGCGATCCTGACCAGCCGGACGATATCAACGAGTGGTTGGATCAGTTCGAGACATTTGATATCTATGAGATTCTGCCAGAAATCATGGAAATGTGGAAATCAGAAAATAAACAGATGTCAGTTCCAAAAAAAAAGAGAGGGAAATAGATCGTGAGGTCAATACCGCATTGTTTATGCTTCGATGTGCACAATGCGGTATTTCTATTTCTGATTTAGACCTGTTAAGCATTGGAATGATCAACGATATGTTTATCGAAATGAAGAATGATGAGTATGATTATCCGAAAATTGCAACACAGGCGGATATTGATGCACTGTAAAGGAGGGATGTAAGGGCAGGGAGCAGAATAAAAGGAATTACCATAGAGATTGGCGGCGATACTTCCAAGTTGGAAAAGGCACTGTCCGGTGTTGACAAAAAACTATACGGTGTAGAACAGTCATTAAAAGATGTCAATAAATTGCTGAAGCTGGATCCCACGAATACGGAATTGCTGAATCAGAAGCAGAAGTTGCTGCAGCAGTCGATCAGTGAAACGAAAAACAGGCTGGAAACTTTAAAACAGGCAAGTGAACAGGCAGCAAAAACCGCCGGAAATTATGATGCTTGGAAAGAGGCGTATACTCCGATTCAAGAGGAGATTGTAAAGACCAACGAAAAAATGGACAAGCTCAAAAAGAGCATGAAGTCTATGGAAGAAAGTGGTCGGATTGATACGGAAGAGTACAAAAAACTGCAGACAGAGGTAGACCAATCGTCTGATAAACTGAAAGAACTGAAAGCACAGAAAAAGCAAGTAGATGATGAATTTGGACAGCCGATCAGTCCAGAAGGATTCGATTCTCTTCAAAGAGAGATTGTTGAGACAGAACAGAAACTGAAATCACTAAAAGAGACTACAGGAAGTGCAAGTGCGAATCTTGCAAAAGTATCTGCGGTATCCGGAGAGTTTGGAAATAAGGTCAAAGGAGTGGGACAATCCTTGCTACCGGTAACGGGGGCACTGACCGGTGTAGGGGTTGCATCCACTGTTATGGCAAATAATTTCAACGATGCAATGAGTCAGGCGGCGGGAGCACTTGATAAGCCCATGTCTGAAATGGAAGATCTAAGACAGCTTGCAATCCAGACCGGACAGGATACCGTCTTTTCCGCAACAGATGCAGGGAATGCGATCACAGAACTGGCAAAAGGTGGTTTGACAGAAGCCGACATTAAAGCAGGGGCATTAAAAACTACAATGGACCTTGCGGCATCTTCCGGGATGGATCTTGGAGAGGCAGCAAATGTTGTTGTACAGGCAATGGGAGCGTTTGGTCTGTCTGCGAATGAGTCTGCAGAAGCGGCAAACGCTTTGGCCGGGGCAGCAGCTGCATCTTCTACGGATGTAGAACCTCTCACACAGGCACTGGCACAGTGTTCTGCTGGAGCAAAAAACGCTGGATGGTCTATACAGGAAACAACAGCGGTTTTGGCTCGTTTTGCAGATGCCGGAATCGAGGGAAGCGATGCCGGAACATCTTTAAAAACCATGCTCCAGAGGCTGGCGGCACCAACAGATAGCGCTGCAACAATGATTGAACAGCTTGGAATACAGACAAGAGATTCCAATGGGGATCTCCTTGGAGCTTCAGAGATGGCTGAGGAGTTGCAGAATAAACTTGGAGGTTTGGATTCGGCATCCAGAGATGCGGCGTTATCGACAATCTTCGGATCCGATGCAATGCGAGCTGCTACTGTGATGATGGATAGCGGGACTGAAGGGATTCAGAAATATATCAATGCGGCAAATGATCAGGAAGCAGCACAAAGGCTGGCAAATTCTCAGATGAGTGATGGATCAAGAGCAATCGAGGAATTAAAAGGATCTCTGGAAACTGCAGCGATTCAGATTGGAGATACGCTGGCACCAATTGTCCAGAAGGTAGCAGAACTTATTACCGCACTTGTCAATAAATTTTCAGCTCTACCGGAAGGCGTGCAACAGGTGATTGTAGTAGTCGGAATTCTGGTGGCAGCATTAGGACCACTTTTAATGATAATAGGGCAGATATCACTCGGAATATCTGCAGTGGCGGGAGTGCTGTCGAAGTTGTCCGGAATCGGAGGAGTTGTGACAAAGTTGGTCGGTGGAATTAAAACGGCAGTGACCGGACTGCTTGGAATGATAACAGCACATCCTGTAATTGCGGCTATAACGGCAATCATAGTGATATTGGTTGCTTTATACAATAAATGCGAATGGTTCCGAGATGGTGTGAACGGGATTTTAAAGGCAATCAAAGATGGATTTTTTGCAGCATGGGACGGAATTGTAGAATTTTTTACAGAAACGATTCCCAATGCATGGAATGAGATGTTATCGTCATTGCTTGCCAATCCAACGATAAGAACAATCGTAACAACCATTACAGATTCTTTTACGAAATTAAAAGAGAATTTAAATGGGATCTGGAACGGAATTAAGCAACTTGCACAAAATGCATGGGAATTCATCAAAAACGCTACACTTGCACCAGTACTATTGATGATTGATCTGGTGACTGGAGATTTTGAAAAATTAAAATCGGATCTGGAGAATATTTTAAATAATATCAAAAATGCAGTTGCGAATATTTGGGATTCCATCAAGGAGATTACATCAAATATTTGGAATGAAATTAAAAATGTGGTATCCACATTGGTATCTCTGGTAAAAGAAACTGCGATCAGTGGGTTTGAAGCATTACGAGATGGAATTAAAAATGCAATCCGGGAACTTCCGAAAATTGTAAGTGATATTTTCGAAAAAATTGGATCCACGATTTCCGGGTGGATTGATAATGCCTGGGAATGGGGAGCAGATTTTATCAATGGATTGAAAGAAGGAATATTATCTGGAGTTCGTGGGATTGTGGATGCAGTAAAAGGGATCGGAGATAAGATTCGATCTTTCTTACATTTTTCAAGACCGGATGAAGGTCCTTTGAGAGATTATGAAACATGGATGCCGGATTTTATCGATGGAATGGTAAAAGGAATCAATGAGAATGTGTACAAGGTTTCCAATGCGGTAAAAAGAGTTGCCAAGACGATGAGTGAGAGTATGTACGGAGGAACTCCAGCTCTGGCAAGTGCTACACAGACTAACATTGTTTTGAACAATAATGTCGGTGTGCAAATTGGAAATCAAAAGCTTGATTCTTACATTGTAGAAACAGCCCAAAAAGGATTTACATCTCAAGTACATCACGCAAAAAGAGGAAAGGGGAGACGGTAAATGTATGAAATTATCAGAAACGGCCATACAAATACAGAAATAGGAATACTTGTACGAGAAAGACCGTCTATCCCTTCGGCAGAGTATAACTATACGGAATTGAACATACCGGGAAGAGATGGGAGCATATTCAAAGAAGATGGAACTGTGAGCGACATTACAATCACAGTTCCTTTTACATTTGCAGAAAATCCTCAAAGATGGCAGGAGCGATTTCGGACTGCGAGAAGATGGCTCATGAGAAAAGATGATACAGAACTGATTTTAAGCGATGAACTGGAGTACTTCTATCATGTAAAACATACTAAGATCAATGCGGCAGAACGGCAAGTAAAAGAGGTCGGAGAGTTTGAGGTAGAATTTACGTGCGATGGATACCGATATCGAACAGATGGAAAAGCAGAATATACACCGGAAGAGGTGTTTTACAATCCATATGACAGATCAAGGCCGGTCTATTTGATCACAGGTGAAGGTGAGTGCATCCTGCAGGTAAACGGAAGTCAAATGAAAGCGAATGTTGGCCAGAATCTGGTGATTGATACAGACAGGCTGATGGCATACAGAAAAGATGGAAAATTGATGAACACATCTGTGTATGGAGATTATGCAGAACTACATCTTTTACCGGGAGAGAATACCGTGTATATCTCAAGAGGATTTGATCTGAAAGTGATTCCGAACTGGAGGTGCTTATAAGGATAGAACTTTATAAACCAGAAAATACGGATTATGAGCGCAACGGTGATATGCCATTACTTCCGGAGAGCGCTTCTGTAAAGGCAATACTAAACGGAAGTTGGAAAGCGGAGATTCAGCACCCAATCGATGAAGAGGGACGTTGGAAGTGGATAGAAGAGGACGCAGTCGTAAAACTGAAGTCATTCAATGGAACACAGTTATTTCGGATCAAAAAGAAAGCAAAATCAGAGGCTGGCGTGAGTGCAGAACTGGAACCGGTTTTTATGGATGCGATTGATGATTGTTTTCTATTGGATATACATCCAACGGAAAAAAACGGGCAGCAGGCACTGGACATCATGACCGCACCAAATAAAAAGTACAGTGGAAAATCTAATATCAAAATAATATCAACAGCATATTACCAGACAAAGAACCTGATCGAAGCAATCTGCGGAGAAGAGGAGAACTCCTTCCTGAACAGATGGGGCGGTGAGGTTCTTTTTGATAATTATACGATCACCGTCAATGACCGAGTTGGAATCGATAATGGGGTGCAGGTTTTATACGGGAAAAACATTGCGGAAAACGGGCTGCAGGAAGAGATTGATACCAGCGAGGTCATTACAAGGATTGTACCAAAGGCATATAACGGATACATGATAGAGGGAAATGAACCGTGGGTGGACTCACCACTGCTTGATAAATATCCAACAATAAAATACGGAGTGATCACATTTGAAGATGTGAAGATGAAGGCCGATGCTGCGGAAGATGACGAAGAGAACGGAATCGTGATCTGCAATACACAGGAAGAACTAAACAATGCGTTAAAAGAAAAATGCGAGGAACAGTTTGAAGCTGGAATTGACAAGCCGAAGGTTACGATATCCGCTGATATGGTTATGCTGCATGATACGGAATTGTACGCGGATATCCGGGAACTGGAAGAAGTTTCTATCGGAGACACGGTACATTGTCGTCACAGCAAACTGGATATTGTAACAGATGCACGTGTCATAGAACTGGAATGGGATTGCATCAATGAAGAGGTTGCATCTGTTGTGTTGGGAGACTTTCAATATAATTTCATTGCGGATGTATCAAGTATGTCAAATCGGATAGAAAGTGCAATCCGACCGGATGGCACTGTGATAGGAGCACAGGTCAACGGCATCATAAACGGAGTGAAAGCACAGTTTCGGGCACAGTCCGACATCGCACAAAAACAGAAAGTACGCGCTGTTTTATTTGAAGATTTGAATCCGGAGTCGGAAACGTTTGGAGCAATGTGCCTTGGTACAATGGGGTTCGAGATTGCCAGTAAAAGAACTGCAGATGGAAGAGACTGGGACTGGTCCACCTTTGGAACAGGACAGGGATTCTTTGCTGATTTTATCACAGCAGGAACAATGCTGGCTGATCGGATCAGAGGTGGAACATTGGAAATCGGAGGATTTGACAATAATAGTGGCGTTGCAAGGGTGCTGGATGCAAGCGGGAAAGAAATAGTCAGACTGGATAAAGATGGAATTTACGCAGAAGGGAAATATATCTGCGATTCTTTGAGCGATAATCGGCGTGTGACAATAAAGGACGGAACAATATTATTTTCAAACAAAAAGGATGAGGGCGTTCTTTGCATGACGTATGTTGGAAATGCACTATTATTCACCGATGGAAACAAAGAAGACAGCAAAAACTTACTAAGGATCACGAAGGATGCGGTTCTGTTAGATGCGGAAAACGTTGGACCCGGAGTTTATGGAAAGACTGGAACTGCAGTTTTTTCGAATGGGACAAATCTAAGGTTTGAAAAAGGATTTCTTGTGGGCGGAATCACGAAAGAAGGTGATTTCTGATGTCATGGACGATAGGAAACTTTTATCTGACCACAGAGCAGATGCAGGGGAATGCAAGAGAAGTACTAAGTTTTTTTGAACAAAAAGGATGGTCGCTGAATGCTATTGCTGGGATATGCGGCAACATGCAAAGTGAATCGAACATCAATCCCGGAATCTGGCAAAGCCTGCAGGAGGGAAACTATAGTGGAGGTTTTGGACTGGTACAGTGGACACCGGCAACAAATTATACAAATTGGGCAGGTGCGAACGGATATGGAATTACGGATCCAAACGGTCAGCTTACGTGGATAGATTCTGTTACAGTTTCTTTTGGTCAGTGGATTGCAACCGCTGCATATCCGCTGTCGTTTGATCAGTTTAAGGTCAGCGGAGAATCACCGGAATATCTGGCATCTGCATTTTTGAAAAACTTCGAACGTGCAGGCGTAGAAGTGGAAGCCGAGAGGCGGCAGCAGGCAAGATATTGGTACAACTACCTGAGTCAATATGCAGGAGGATCTGAAAAAATAGAAGCTGCGGTAAACTGGGCGATTCAAATCGCAAATGATAACAGTCACGGATATGATCAGACAAACCGCTGGGGACCAGATTACGATTGCTCCTCGTTATTGATTCAGGCGTGGGAAAATGCCGGGGTTCCGGTAAAGAGCAATGGGGCAACCTACACCGGTAATATGCGGGAAATATTTTTGAATTGCGGTTTTACGGATGTGACGGGACAGATAAATCTGGCAACAGGATCCGGTGTACAAAGAGGGGATATCCTTCTGAACATCGTAAACCATACTGCAATGGGAATTGGAAATGGACAGGTTGTGCAGGCCAGCCAAAATGAAATTGGCGGAACAACCGGAGGCCAGACTGGTGATCAGACAGGAAAGGAAATTTGGACAACCGGATACTATAACTATCCGTGGGACTGTGTGCTGCGATATCCGGGTGGAGGCGCGCTGCCAGAAGATGTATATATAGTACGGTGGATACCGGGATAGGAGATAGATAAAAAATGAATGCTATAACAAGAGATATTGCAGTTACCAGAAAGAATTTATATGAGCGAATTGTAGTAACAAAAGGTACAAATATGATTCCGATTGTTTTAAACATTATAGATTTTACCATTCCATTAACAGCGTCTGCAACAGCATATGTACTTGGGATCGGAGAAGCAATTCCACGGAAAAAGCTCTGCAATATAGAAAAAAATAAGATTATATTGAATCCTACATCAGATTTATTCCAACATGGGACGAATGTAACACAGATGCGGATTATTGATGGGAATAAAACACTTATAACATTTGAGGTTATTGTAGAATGTAAAAAAACTATGGAATTCGGAGATGCTGATGAAGAGAAGCAGCAGACTTTGATCGAGCAAATTTTAGCAGCGTACGGCGCTATGGAGGCCGAAATTGATGTGGAGCGAAAAAGAATCGATAATATCGCAAAGCTTGAAGATGGATCTACGACGGGTGATGCTGAGCTGCAAGATATCCGGATTGGTGCAGATGGAAAAACTTATCCAACTGCAGGCGATGCTGTTAGAGCACAAGTGACTTTGACAAGAGAATATGTCGATAAGACAGATAATGGAACAAGAAAATTCTTATTTGGAGATCACGGATACGAGCTTGTTGTAGGGAGAAAGCCGACTGTAAATAATACTGGGTCGAGATTCCATATAGACGGTTATCACAGATTTTTTAAAGGAGAGGTGCTGTCAACTCTAAATTCCCCTCTGTACATGATGGGAGCATATTGTGATGATGCGGGAACAATAGTATCTACCACAGGGGATGGATGGCTACAGCAGATTGAAATAAAAGAAGATTGTAACGTCTATCTGAATTTCAAAGACGAATCGAACACTCAATTTACTGGAAAAGCTGATTCGTATGGATATTACTTTCACGTAGTAAATAGAAAGAGCTCTGTTTGGGACAATAAAACATGGTATGCATTTGGAACGAATATGACAGACACCGGTTTGAGACAAAAGGGAAAGTATCCACAAGTTGTAGATGAATTTTCAGGACTGATTCGGACAAATAAAGCTGTTTCTGGAGGCGGAATAGTCCCATCTACACCCGGAAAAGGCAGTGTGAAAGATAATATCCTTGCATGTCCATACGATGTAGACCTTGTCACTGTTGAATGCGGGTTGAACGATTGGTCAAACGTCACGCTGGGCGAGATAGGGGATAAATCCGATGAAACTTTCATCGGGAATTTCACTCAATGTATTGAATATCTTGCTTACAATACAAGAGCTAGGATTGTACTGATAACAATGGTTGGCACAACATACGAAAGCAATGGACAGAGAAGAGACCCTATGTATAAAAATCGATATGGGTATACGTATCGAGACTATATTGATGCGATGATTGAGATCTGCCATTTGTACGGAGTAGATGTGATAGACGGCATGGCGGAGGCAATGCCGGATGGCGGAAAAAATAAAGATACCATTGCAGATGAAATCCATTTTACAGATTTGGGTGGGCAGATTTTTGGGCGGTATGTATGGGGAAAATTAAAGCATATTGCACCTATGGCAAAGATGCCATCTGTGCACTGATTGGAGGATTTTTATGGCACACGATAGATATGCTAGAGTTAATGTTAGGAATAAAGCAGATAAAGCAGAAATTATATCAAATGAATTGAAAATAAACACCAAAGAATTTACAAGCGGATTCGTGCAATACATTTCTGAAGAAAACGAACTTGTTGTAGTCGAGTCCGAGACGCATAAACACAGCGACTATATACCAATTGTCTCCGGGAGTAGAGTAAAGTTGGAAAATATGTGTTCCGCGAATTACGCTTACTGTTTTTATGCGGATATAAACAAAAAGTACATCGGGAAAGCTGAAAGACCTGTTGCGAATACAGCTTTTGTAAATGTTACAGTTAATGTTCCAAATAACGCAAAATACATGGTTGTAAACATATTTACAAACCAAGTCGACACTGCAAAAGCATCGTATTACGAACAACCAAAAGCGTGGGATGGCGGATGCAATGTGGCAGAAGGAATTTATAAAGCCTGGGGAAATAAAATTTTTACACCGCTGAAATCGTTTGCGAAAAAGAAGCCAATGATTACATTTGTGGATGATGATACATCGTCATTAGATTATGTAAACAAGTACAGAGAAGCATGTCTGCACAATGGAGTAAAAGGATGCTACGCTGTTGTTACACACAGGCTAGAAGCAGAAAATACTGGAGAACCTCTAAAAAAAGCATTGTTAGATTATGAAGCAGAGGGATTTGGCATGCTTTTCCACTGTGATTATCAAGACACATATTATAGATCAGAGCCAAAATATAGAGATATTGATAAAGCAAGGAAAGACTTTGTCAAGGGATTAAGATTGATGAAGGAATTTGGATTTTGTAATTACAAATATTGGATATCTCCATATGGTGTTTACGATGAACAAATCGTAAAAATGGCCAAAGACTACGGTATGAAATGCCTTGCTTCCACTGCGAATAAAGCGTGGAATGGATTGAATTCGAATAGATTTTTCATCAAAAGGTGCGCATTAAATCCTAAAGATACAACCGTTTCGTACACATACACCCTTGAACAGCTAAAAGCGGATATGGATGATTGCTATGAAAATAATGGATGGATGATAGTTACAACACATTTTAACGAATGGGAAAACGAGGAATGGGATTTAACAACTGATGAGAACGGACATCAAATTGGTTATACAAGAATTAACGAGGCGTTAAGATATGCTGTAAACAAAGGCTTTGAGGTACGAACGTTTCAAGCGGCCTTTGAAGAGTACCTAAGCATATTTGAATACAATGAAATTTTTGGAGATAATTAAAAATAAAATATGAAAAAGAAAAGTAGCATAGTACACCAAATTATGAGGTGACCGAGTGAAAATACAGGAGTAAATACAACGAGGACAGTAAATATGGAGATCAGAGCAAGACCATGGTGGTCTTATTTTTATGCATAAATTAAAAAATGGAAGGCAGTGAGAAAATGACGGATACAATTGTAGTGGCAATTATATCGCTGCTCGGTACTTTAATCGGAAGTTTCGGGGGAACGCAGCTTGTAAAGTACCGGATAGAGCAGCTTGAAAAGAAAGTAGAGAAGCACAACTCTATTGTAGAAAGAACATATATTTTAGAGGAAAAAGTGAAAGTAGCAAATCACAGAATTGAGGATTTGGAGAGGAAAGGTGAGGAATGATGGAACAGATCATGAATTATGTAAAACCGGAACTGATTGTTGTAGCAGTGGTACTGTATTTTATTGGAATTGGACTGAAACAGTCTCAGACAGTAAAGGATAAGTACATCCCGCTTATTCTGGGCGGAATCGGGATTGTGTTATGTGCAGTGTGGGTATTCGCATCTTGTCCGATCAGTACTGGACAGGAGATTGCGATGGCGGTATTTACAGCAATCGTACAGGGGATTTTAGTGGCTGGTCTGAGTACATATGTGAATCAGACAATTAAACAGATTGGGAAAAATGAATAGGATTTAGAATAGTGGGAGAGCTTGGAAACAGGATCTCTTTTATTGTGCGACATCGCACGGAAAGGAGAAGATATGAGTATTTGTAATGGAGTAGCAGGAAACAGAGGAAGAAATCCAGTGGGAATCTTTATCCATAATGACGCTGGTAGTCAGAATGCGAACGCAGCGTTTTACAGAAATTGGATACAGACACATCCCTTGGAAAATGGATTTGCGCACTATTATGTAGCACAGGATGGAATCTTGCAGGCAGAGGATGACTGGAATTGCGCTTGGCACTGTGGAGACACCAGCGGAAATCTGAATTATCTGAGTATCGAAGTATGCCAGAGCATGGGTAATCTGGATGTATTTAAAGCAAACGAGGAAAAAGCATTGCAGTTGGCGGCACAGAAGTGTAAGCAGTACGGAATCACACCAAGCACAAGCACAATCAGACTCCATCAGGAAGTGTATGCCACATCATGCCCTCACAGATCTGTAGAGATTCACGGCGGCAGAGAAGCTACAAAATCCTACTTTATTAAACGGATTAAGGAGTATATGGGTGGTAATGTCACGCCGCCAACTTATGTATCTGGAGGACAGGCGCAGGCTCAAGCTGCACAGAGACAGCCGGAAGTAGTATTTACTTACGCCGTCAAACTGGAGGACGGACGCATCTTGCCGTTTGTTCGCAATCTCACAGATTTTGCCGGGATTCAAGGTAAGCGCATCACGGATGTAGCTATTAAGGTGGATAAAGGCTCCGTAAAATACAGAGTCCACGTGATCGGAAGAGGGTGGCTGCCTTATGTGACCGGATGTAACTGGAATGACCACAACAACGGCTATGCAGGTACAGGACAGCCAATCGATGCAATCGAGGTGTACTACAATACTCCAGCGGATTATGCGGCAAAATATGGCTACCAGAAAGCGCAGTACCGTGTCAGTCCGGTAAATGGAACATACTGGGATTGGCAGTATGATAATGAGAACGGAAACGGACAGGACGGATATGCTGGAGCGTTCGGGCAGGCAATCGATAGATTCCAGTTGTTCTAATAAAAATCCCCTCGGAGATCAGTTATCTGAGGGGAATAATATTATTTTCCATCAAAATGTATTTTTAATAAATTCAATTCAAACCCCTCTGTGCTATAATATATGTAGTCAATACAAGAGGGGGAGCAAGTATGGAATATCAAATCTACGAATCTTACGATACGTTTTTACTATATCAAGAATTTTTAGAGATACCAGGAAATACTTTTAAATTCCGGTTGCCAGAAGGAATGGTCCTGACAACCGAAATGATGCACGCCTTTTTACGGGCGGCATATATGAGTGTTGGACGGATGGATTTGCCGTCCTGAGAATATTGTATCAATCTTATTTTTATCAAAAAGTTACTACTTATTTAATGTGTATTAGTTGCATCTTAGATGTGCGAAAGAACTGGCCCAT